TTCTTTAACCAAAGCATCTATGCTATCATAGGCGGCTGCAAGTTTGGCATCTGCATCTTGAATTACAATTTTATTGATTGCCATACTGTTAACAACTGACTTATATTCACCAATTGCGTATTCAGCATCAATCAAACTAAGTTTGTGTTGAGGTGATAATTTGCTTGTATTTCTTTTAAGAAATTCTAAGCGTCTTGTTAGTAAGGTAAGATTTGGCATTGCTTCTGCTTTGCCAAATTTCTTAACAGAATTTCTAAGGCCAAGTTCTGCCTCGTCTAGCAACTTATCTGCGGCTTCAAGATTTTTACGCGCTGCATACAGCCCTGACCTTGCAGCAGCAGGAGAGCCGTTACCCTTTAATAAAAATTCAACCTCTATTGATGCTGCATCTTTTAGGCTAGATGCCTTACTAAATCTAATTGTTTGCAATTCAATATTTTCATTAATTGCTTTTAAATCTTTTTTATTTTTAATTATAGAAACAGCATCTTTTGTAGCATTTGCTACATTGTTTTTTAAACGCCTAGACATTGGTCCAGCATATCCAAGAAAATTAAAACCTTGTGCAAGGGTTGCGCTTACAATTGGCTCAGCAATAGATTGCTTAATAATAAACATCGGTCTTGCCAGTACATCAAATGTCCAAAAGCGGTTTAATCCATCAAGTATTTCTCTGGCGTGACGCGCTGTTTCCATTACGCTAACTTTAAATATACTGCCAGATGCCAACAATGAATCTAGAGTTATGGAACGCTCAATAGTATCCCAAGGTGTAAAACGATAAGCATCTTTTAATTGGCTAAGTGTCTGTGGGTTGGTTAAGATTTGACGACCAGTATGGTCTATACCGTATCCAACTTTTTGAAAAGAATCTATATTTTTGACTATGCTGGCTCTGTAATTAGCAAGGTAGTTAGCAATTTCTTCTTCGCCAAATACACCTTTACTGTACATTAGTAAACGGCCAACTTCAGCATCAATGTCCTGTAATGCCTTTAGTTGCATTATACTATCACCAGATTGAATGAAATTAACTTCCATTCTTCGGCGAACATCTGCTACTCTTTCTGTTACACCTGGAGCAGTAGTAATTTTCTTAGTGCCATCTTCAAATAATTTAATGCTATTTAAGAAAGCATTAACTTCTTCTCTTGCTTGAGCAGGCCTAGAACCAGAAAAGGTTACAAAACCCTGTGGGCTATTCTCGCCCTGTCGAAGAGACCATTTTACAAAACGGCTTTTACCAACTACTGTTTCTAAGATGTCGCCCATTTTATCAAACTCGCGCAAACGAGTTGCTGTTTTAAGAGAGCGAAACTTTGTTTCTGCTTTGATAACTGCGCCAGTTATAGCAACTGGCTCAAGTGGCATAAAGGCTCGTCCACCAGGTGTTAGACTGTAACTTTCATCAAAGAAAGCATCACGAATCTTTACAAATTGTGGCTCTTTTACAATTGCATGGTCAAAAGCGGCTTTAAGTCTAGGTACGGCTGCACCTTCTGGAAGATATACGTTTCCAGTAGAAACAAATTTATTTGCCAACTGCTGTTGGGTTCCAGAGATTTCAAACAAATCACTAGGCGCAGTTGCTGCTAATCGCTCTAACGCAGCAAGATTGCCTTTGTCTGCAAGAATAATATCTGCTGCAGCAGAGGCTGTCTTTGTTTCATAGAGTACTGAGATAAGACGTTCATTAGTACTGTACTTGCTAACGATATCAGAAATTTCACCAATATCTTTTGAGTCTGCTAAAACCTGCATATGGGCATTGGAGCGAGTACCAGGGGTAACAATTTCCTGGGCAAACTGCTCAATAGTTTTACTCTTTGTATAGATTCCAAGGTCTGTCATAACAGATTTTGTTGGAATAGCAGCAAGCCTGCCAGCGACCCCAATACCTTTGTTGCCTAGTAAAAAATCACCTATGCCAGTAAACCAACGACCAACATCATTTTCATCAAAGTTAGCGGCAATGTTTTTATCATCCCAAACATCAACCTTGTCTAAATCAATATTTCCAGTAGCAAGAATACTTCTAGATAAATTTCCAACAAATGGTATAAGGTTTGATTTTGTCAAAGCCTGCATAGTAGAAACTTTTGCGCTGCGGTCATATGCGCTTTTAATGTCAGAGAACTGAAAGCCTTCTTCATATTCACCCTTTTTATACAATGGTGAATTTGAATCAGAAAGTAAAGCAACTGTTGACATTGGCCGAGTTATATATGGAGAAATTACTTTGCTGTTAAGTTCTACGGCTGCTCTAAGAACTAAGTCTGCTGTTTTTGTAGCAACTTTTGCGCCTAGGCCTAGGACTGGAACACTCTCTACAGCAGCAAGGGCCGTCTTAACATTGGCATTAAACTGTTGTTCTTGCCTCATTTGCTCTGGAGTTTTATTGCTCCCACCAAAGAGTCGTGAGCCAAGTTGCCCAACTTGTGAAATTCCAGATAGGAAACTGTTAAAAAGATTCATATCTACCTTCCAAGTTGTTTAATTGCGTAATTTTTCTCTGTTCCGCCCTGTACGTCATCGCCAGTAATACCCATAATAAATGCATCTCGTTCCTCTGGAGATTTCCAAGGGACCATTGCTAACTCTAATGCAATTGCGGCATTTTGATAACCAAGGGAATTTGCAAATTTATCAATATTATCAAAAAGGCCACCAGGAATCCAAGTGGCTTGGCTCATTGTTTACCTGCTAGGTAATTTACAAAACGCTTAAATGAGTCTGGTGCATTCTCTGAGGATGCAGCATATACTAAATCTGGCATATACTGCTGAATAATTAATTGGTTTTCATCTGGTCTAGTATTATTTCCTAACCCTTTTGGTAGGGCGCTTGAATCTACACCGCGTCCAAAATCGCTACCTGCGCTAATTGGCTCAGATGGATTATTGGTTGGGTCCATTAGAGTTCCAACTGATGGCATAGCCATATCACTGAGGCTTCTTGGAGATACTGGGGAAGGTGCTTTGGCCATTGATGCGCCCATCTGCTGTTCCATAAGGGCTTTACCGTCTCCGTATTTTCCACCAGGAATATATCGTGCTGCTTGAGAACCCATCTGCCCTGCTCCACCTGTTGCTGAAACATTAGCGGGATTGTTTTGTGGTGCGCCTGGGCGCTTTCCTCCACTTGCCATGATTCCCCCTATTTAACTTGTGTAAAAATGTGAATTGGTTTGGAACAGTACATGTCATATTCAACAGCAATAGCAATTGCTTTACGAATCATACTCTCTGCCTGTTGCATTGTTTTTATTTTTGCTACACCTAATGCCGCTAGGGCACCCAGTGCTATATCTCCGCCAGAACCCATAACGTATACATTACGAATATCTGTATCCCAAGAGTAATCATTTTGAATGGCATAGATTTCACCTTTAACTGAAATAAGGATTCCTCCGTCGTTTTCAGCGACTTCGCCATCCTCTTTCATATCAATGCCTGCTTCTACAAAATTCTTGCGCATTGTTGGAATAAACTTACTACTTACAAATGAATTAAGATTTTCTCTAGAAAGAGGTTTTGGTTGCGTGTATCCATAGTGAAGTATATTTGCTGTTCTAGATGAACCACAACTTGCAATTAATATACCGTTGTTATTGACAATCTTAGGTTCTTTGCTAATTTGAAAACGTCCGTCTTCATCACTAATTCTAGAATCACATCCTAATACCGACCAACCGTCACCCTGTATCGCTACTAGCGTTGTCACTTTAGCCCCTTGTCGTCACCCTAGCATTACCCTTGCCGTTACCACTAAGAGTAGATAAAATTGATTGTATGTCTGGTGCTGGTTTTGCAGGTGCTAAACCTTGTTCGGGGGAAGGGCCTCCTACTGGGGCTCCACCTGGAACAGGGGACGGCTGCTCAACAGGAATGCCTGGTACCCCAGCAGGAGGAACTTGTTGCTGAGGTGCGAATATCTCTGTGACCGCATCTTCTAGTGCTTGTCCCTTTTGACGGGATTTAATCACTGCAGCAATTTTAGTTATAATTGGAGATGCATCACTGCCGCTTGCAGCCATCTGTGGGATAGCCTGACTTAATGCTGTAATTGAACCAAGCAAAGATGTGCGCAAACCTTCAACTTCAATTTTTTCAAGTTCCTGTGTAACATTGACTGTGAATGGTAATTCACGCATGGCCATATCTTTGGAGATTAATCCTCCACCAAGTGCTTGAAGCATGAAGATAAGACCTTGGGCTGGGTTAAGACCCGCGAGCATACCGTAGCGCACATCGGCTGAATGGTCGCCCTTGATATCTTTTGCTGGCTTGTATGTAACCTCGTAAGGAGAACCAGAGTCTACGCCACGAATTGTTTTTTCTTCTGGGAAAATGTACTCATCCACACAGAAACAAATTTGAATAACATCGCGCAGGGCTGCAGCAAAGATTGCTTGAGCAGATTTAACCTGTGTATCAAAGGCTCCCATAAGAGCCTGAACACCTTGGCCTGTAACAACAGATGCATTGATATTTCCAGAGCGTCCTTCTGGGTAGCGCGTACCTGCACGAAGTTCTTGGTTAAGAAGTTGTGATTCAGTAAAAGCGCCTTGTGGAATAGTTAATTCAACACGACGAACGCCCGCTGGGTTGGCGGTACGAATAACAGCGTCGCCACCCAACTGGAGTTCTTGTACGTCATTTGGTAACACGATAGGTGCTTGTACGCTTTTCTCTGCTGCTTCCATAGCCAGTAAGGCGAAACGGTTGCGGAGAAGTTGAATACCTAGTACGTCGTCGAATTGTCCGCGCAGTTCACCATCAATAGATGGCTTACGCGCCACAATAACCATCATCTTGCCAAGTGGGTTAATGGCTTGAGATAAAATTAAATTGTTACGTCTTGGAACATAAATAACCGATTGGTCTTTGTCATAGTAACGAATCATTTCGATTGTTGCATTGAGGTCTTGTTTATAACCATCTGGTCCAAGAAGTTGTCTATCAAACTCTGGGAACTGGGATACCAGTTCTCCAAGTGTCATAGAGTATCTTTTAGCAAAAGCCACACAACGTCCGTAGCGGTCAAATTCTGGGTAAGCCCCGATTGGATTTTCTACGCGGATACGTGGTAGTTTGCTCTCTTCGTCCAGTTCAATTATGAAAGGGACGAAACCATATGTTATATACCAATCAGCACCCGAATACATCTGTACTGCTAGGTCTGAGTGTTGGAAATAATTAGATGCAATGCGAGTGCGCTTGTCAGCAAAGTTACGTGCACGGTCATTGACTTGATTTGCTGCAGAGCAGTTAATGGCTGGCAGCGGAGCCATAACCTCAGATAGGTCACGGGCTACTACATCAATAAAGTTTGCAACTACGTTAGCGTCAACACCCTCTGGAAAGAAGTTAGGATAAACTTGAGCAATCTTTCCTTTACGGACAGCAAGTACGTCAAGGTTACGGGCATCACGTTCATGATTGCGGTAACGCAGAGAATCAACTCTTCCCGTTATCTGCTCTATTGTTAATGCCATTTAGTTTCCTTATCCATATTGTTCTGACCATTGGTCTGAAAACGCATCATCTAGATTGATAGAGTAACGTTGATTAATCTGTGCTTGGGTGGCCCAACGGTTTTGGGCAAATTGTCCTATATTAGAAGAACGTTGCATTAGTTCGCGTACACGAATAATTGCAAACCATAACGCCATAACACAGTCGGTTGGATTCTTAGTATCTGGCTTCCAGGTAATGAGTTCTTGTACTAAGGTCTTTAAACCTTCAGAGCCCTCATTGCTTGGCAGTTCCATTAAGTTGTTATCTTGGAAACGCCCATCACGGGTATTGCCAAAGAGTGCTGCCATAGATGCAACACCGAATCCTACGTCCCATTTGTTCTTGCCAGTAAAGTGTGAGTTTAGTTGGCAGCCCCATGAACTTAGGTAATTACGCAAATTATCATCTAAGGCGTAAGCCTTCTGGTGCGCATTAATTTCAATACGTAGTTCTTGTGGTCTATACTTTTCGACCCAATCCTCAATAAGATTTTGAATCTTAGCAGGAGTTGGCTCTGTCATATTAACGCAATCTAAAATATATATTCGTCCGTCTTGGCGATTGTACGAAACAACGACAGCACCAGTAGCCCCCACCATAGCGGGGTCAAGACCAATAATAGTATAAAGCCCATCAGTGCTTTTCGGATGTCCAGGTACTCCCGCCTTTAGCGGGCCCCTCTTTCGCATTCCGTTGACCGAACCAGCCACGCACGTAGGCGAGAAAATAGAGTCTTCTTGTACGTCTTCTTGCTGGTAGACCATAGCCCATACAGATGGAGCGACCTCAGAGCGACGCTTAAAGAGCGAGGGTCCGTCCCATTTGGGGTATAATCCGTTTTCAAGTGCATCGTCCAAATCACTTTCTTGCTGGTCCGTTGCGGGCCACAATGTCTTCCATTTTTTAGGGTCTTCATCAAACTCAAGAACTGCTGGCATAGCGCAGTAGGTAAAGGGGGTCTTGCCGCCCGTCCACTGCCCACCATCTCTAATCATCTTGTACATGTCAATAGAGGAGACACGGGTACCAATAATAACAAGTTTGCCGTGTCGGCCCAGACGAGTGATAACTTCCTTCTGAAGCCACTCAATCTGTTTTTCCCACTCATGGGCGTTAGAGCCCATCACCACGTCGTCAAGGATAATCAGGTCAGCACGTGCACCGTAAATCTGTGAACCAAAGCCAAGGGCCTGCACAGTAGGGTCTTTCTCGCCAGAGTCGCGTCCTGTGCCAAGGTAAATCATATCGGCAGACCATTGTGTAGCATCTGCCTTGTAGCCACCATTTGGGCCAAAGGCCGTCTGTAACCTCATGTAAGCAGGGTGAGACAAACGAGTTTTAATTGCTCCAAGGAATTTACGGGCCATGCCCTGGGTCTTAGAGACAATGATTACACGGCAGTTGGGATTTTGTACAATCTTGCAAGTGACGTAGTTAATCGTAATAGTTGTAGATTTGGCATGCTCAGGGGGTACGTTAATAAGAACACGGTTGGGGTCGCCAGGTTCATATGTCATACCCCTGGGGTTCCAACTAGGCTCTCTGCCCTCCATTAGGTCAATCCAGTTGAGTTGATGCTCAAAGAGTTTAGAGTCTAAGAACTGTTCGGAGAACTCGGGGAAGGGTAGGGTTTTAAGTTCTGATAGTTCAGCCTTGATACCTTTGCCTAGAAGTCTGGCCTTATCGGCCTTATCTTTAAAATCAGGGTCTTGCATGGACCATTGCCGAAAGGCAGTATCTTGACGACCAGTTGCCGCCATAGCGGCTGTAATGGTTGCACCTTGCTCTAATAGGGCTAGTACTTTGGCTTGAGCCTCATCCTTGGGTATAGACTGTACTCCAGGCTTTCTTCCCATAGTTGTCCCATCCAATAACACCGATTTAACGGTAATAGTATACGGACAGAACTGTCCCAATATTATTAAAAATTTATATACTATATAGGAGATTTCGGAATCAAAGGGAGAAATCTCCGTATATATAATCTTTTATCTTATACTATAGATAACCCGTTCAAACGGGTAAAAACCGAGTTTTTGAACAATATATTTTTAGAGATATAATACAATTGCTTGATATAGCAACTATATAGAGATACTATGTGACCTAGGTCACACTATTGTAGTAGTATTAAGTACTATATTGCCCCCTATATTATATAACAGAAAATTTCTATTGGACTATATATACATAAATGCAACCCAGAT